AAGCGGTTAATCCTGGTGTGGATGTACCGCCGACTAAAGTAATGTCGTCTAATGAACTAATTCGTTTGTTCGCCATAATTGTTTTCCTCTTAATCGAATGCTAAAAATTGCCCAGCTTCTACGAGCAGTAAGTCGCCAGCCTCGGTTTGGATAACGCCGTCAGGTGGTGGAGGGCCGCCAGCATCAGGTATTCCGCTCGCAGTTTGAGGGCGACTAACGCTGACATTTAGATCGTGGGTGAGCATCTATCGGTTGTACGCGATTACGCTACCAGCGGCTAAGGTGATCTCGTCAAACGCTCCGTAAAGCGCGGTGTTCTTAGTTAAGGTTACGGTTGCCCCACCCCCGGTGGTTGCGTCATTCAGGTTGGTGATATTTCCACTAATGCTGGTGATCTGCGTTGTATCACTAAGGGATACGATAGAAAACCATCTGCCTGTGTGTGATGCGGTGTCGGAGATAAACTCCCCACCGTTTAGTCCTACTCCTCTATATTCGCTAGTTGCCATAATTAAAATGCTGTTGAGATTGTTGATCCGTAAGTTGTGAATTGAATGAAATTGTTTTGTCCTTGCTGGCGTTCGAGCTTGTCCAACTCTGCTATAAGGACTGCTTCTGCTTGGTTTTGTACCGCGAGTGCTTTATCCATTTGCCCGTCTGAGTTTAGATGGTCGCTATATGCCCCCAAAACCGCGTATTCGCTAAACACATAGGGATAATCCGTACTGCTTGATGTGTAGTCGATGAAGGGCTTGCGGTGTAACACAAATACGGGTGATGTGGTTGCACGATCCACGAGTACCACCTTGCCATATCCACTCGCAGAATACTCCACGCGGTATGGCACTTCGGTTGGACTGCCATGTGCATAGGGATCTTTCTCGGTAATGCGGAGGATCTCGCCAATATCTGATCCATAATCCAGCACACCCATCAAGTTCGCTTTTGCTTCTGCTCCGCTTCCCCCGCCACCGCTAAAGGTGATGGTTGGTGCGGATAAGTAACTACCGCCATTCGCGGTTACCGCGATTCCGTTTACCTCGCCATCTGCATTGATGGTGGCAACTGCTGTGGCGCTACCTGATATGGTTACGGTTGGTGCGCTTGTGTATCCACTACCGCCCACCGTTACATCGATGGAGCGTACCTGTACATCAGGCAACTTTGGCTCCAAGCGTATAGTGTCGGGCCATCTTGCGCGTTCCCACGCTAATCGTCCAAAGCGATTAAAGCTACGGACTGCCGCATCCTGTTCTTGCGTCAGGAGGCTGTCCACCCCAACCATGTGCTTTAGGTTGGTGAGTAGCGTACTGACCGCAACTTCCCTCATGCGAATTTCTTTGTGCCGAAGCTCGGTCCGCTAAAGGACTGCTTACTCATTGTTTTAGCTTTGAAGGATGGATTATCGCGGAGGAACTCTTTAATGAATCCTTTATCGCCCCAGCACCCACGCTCTGCCTGATGCCAGCGAAAATACTCGCGGGCGGGGATGCTTGCTTTGAGTTGTCCAAGACCTTCCATCTTTGCGACTCCCATTTCCTTGTTCTCCTTCATCGCCATCTTCTCACGCATGACTGCCTCGTGTTGTTCGAGGTCTACCTCGTAGCGTAAATAGCGATCCAGGTTCTTCATAAACTGAGAACCGTTTCCGTCTTTCCACTTTGGTATCAATAAGTCAGGCATGTTGTTTTTATATAGATTAGGGAGAGGCCCGCATCGCAGACCTCTCCCCTCACTAACGGTTAAGATTAATTTACTTTACCGTGGGCTTTTGGGCTAAGGCATGCCAATCCGGCGATGACTTCGCAGAATCCACGGCGACCGCCACCTTTGTTCTCAAGCTCGGAGTTGGACTCGGCTTTGAGGGTGTTGACGGCGATGTACTCAGGGTCGATGAGCAAACCAGCATCGGTGTCGATGGTTCCGCTTCCGCTTGTTCTGTTAAGGAACAAGGATGGGACCACGGCCACATCTCCAAAGTCGCCTGAGTACATATTTACTACGAGCGAGATGGACTTAGACTCAGCGGGTTGAGTGACTTGAAAGTTCAACGCGGTGGTTGTACCTTCTTGACGGGCGAAATCAGAGATATCGCGTTTTAATCCAGGGCCAGCAAGCAAGGTAAGTTGTCCACCGGGCATTCCGTTAGCTTCGTACAAGTCTTGAAGCAAACCATTCATGTTGGCTTCGGTGAATGCACTACCACCAAGGGACACGCTTGCAACGGATTGGAAGCCAGCACCCACATCAGCGGGTTGACCACCTTCACCTAACCATTTGAAAAGACCACGGGTCTTGTATGGATCGGTGGAACCATTGTCTTGTTGACGGTCTTGAGCCGAGCAAAGAGCAGACTCCAGGTCGCGCTTCATTTCTCTAACAGCTTTGCTTTCCGCATAAGCAAACTCATTGTCCACACCAGCCACATCGACAAGCTCCTGGATGTTGGAAACTTGGTAGTTGCGGCGGAATACTTGGATGTAATTTCCGAGTTTAGCACGGTTAGCTTGCTTGTTGGTAAAGCTACTCTCATCAGTACCTTCAACGACTCCGGCAAATGCGGGATCGCTCATGTCGTCTACTTGCCACTCAAAGAAAGTGCCGTTGGCTTTTCCTTTTTTCGCAAGTGAAAGTAAAGGTGTTCTTTCGGGTTCTAAGATTGTGAGGATATCGGAAAGATCTTCGCGATTTCCAGCCACATTGGTTGTTTTGGCCATTGCCATAGTATTGTCCTCCTAAAGGTTTAAGATTTATTTTTAAGTTTTAGATATGCTTGGTAGTCCGCCATGCTTCCGCTTTTGTCGAATTTCGCCTTCGCCGCTTGCAGAGCCTTCTGAGCATTCGCCTGGGGTGTCTTGGGTCTAGCAGTTCCCGCCTCTGTACTTGCGGTGGGTGCTTTGGGTTTTGGTTTAGGAGCGGCTTTTTGCTTAGCCTTTGCCTCAACCGCCTTGTAACCTTCAACAAATAATCCAAGAGTGTAATTTGCGTTTGGAAGATATTGAACCAACGGTCTATAAAGCGGTGATTCCTTAACTTGCATAAACAATTTATACTCAGGACTCTCAGGATCGCCTAGAAAATCAAAGGTTTGTATTGCCTGTTGATCTGCTGTGGTGCGTTCCTGTAACCACTCTTTCCGGGCTTTTACATCATTGCGTAAAATCTTTTTTGCGTTTGCTTTGATTCTACGAAGATCCCCCTTTGAGTACACCTTATCTCCATCCTTGGCCACATACTCGTTGCCATTGTCATCATACTGAACTTCGTTATCGAGATTCTCATCTGCCCACTCTACTAAAGTGTTTAGATTATCGACTTCCTTCTGTAAGGCTTTGTCGTCAGTAATATTATGGAGTGCGTTATCCTTGAGGAACTCAGGCAACTCTGCGGATTGTGTCTGCTGGGCTTGTTCAGCTTGTGCCTGTAACTCAGCATTCTCCGCAAGGAGTGCTTTCTTCTGAGCGGTTAGTCTCCCAAATCGCTTGACCGCAGATGCATTCAGCGCCTTTGCGAGATCGCGGGACTCCTCTTCGGATAGGTTATCCAGGTCGATATTGAACTTTGAAAGAACATCCGAAGGTTCTGCGAGCGGCGAAGATTCCTCTTCTTCCTCCACTTCTTCTTCGGCGGACTGATCGATTTCCTCCTCCAAGGCATTCGTAGGCTCCGCAGTTTCTTCAGCGGGTTCGTCTACCTCTTCGGTCGGCTCAGATAATTCCTCTTCCGGCTGTTTGCGTTTCAGTAACTGATCGGCAAATTCTGCCATCGAGAGATTCCCCTCGCCTTGCGTTTGACTTTCCACGGTGTTTTGGGAGGACTCCGAGACAACCTCTTCGGTTAATGTTTCCATAGATGTCAAGGCTTTTGTAGCCTAGTGTAGCAAAATTTAGCCCTATGTGTAAACAATGGCAATAAAAAAGCCCTTGCGGCCTACCCCTAAACCGCAAGAGCTATGCGCTATGAATAAACAAATTATAAGTTATAGAAGTTATCTAACTCCTCATCGATGGCTTCGAGTTTGCCTGTTAAATGGAAGACGAGGTTCGGATTTGCAAGGTTCTCGCGGTTCTGCAATTGGCGGATCGTATCCTCCCGCATCTGCTCGCGGATCTCGATATACTTCTTAAAGTTGGGTTCGTTCTTTAAGGAACGCAAAGCATTCATCGCCTCCTGTGGATCGACCTCGTGGTACTTCTTTCGCTTCACTTTCTCTTGCGTGCTGTCTTTGCGGCTTTCTTAAATGCTTTCGCGGTAGGCGCACCCTTGCTTCCGGGTTTGCGCATGCGTTCTTTGGAACCCGCTTTGATGCGTTTTCGTTTAGCATGTATGTTTTTGTAAAGGCTCATATCACCATTTCTTGCATGACCAATATCCAGCGGTCAGTTTAGACTTCTTTTCATCGCACTTATGTCGCGCTCGGAAGGATTTACGCCGTGCGGGTATGTTCTTTTTGATGGACATGTTGGGATCTCCAAAACGCACAAGACGAACTTTGTCTCCTTCTTTTGCGAGTACGGCAAACTTCTTAGATTTACCAGGGGTGCGCTTTGGCTTATTATAACCACTAAATCGCTCATTGCGATAAGTTATGCTCATGCCGCACTAGCTGTTTGTCCGAATTGTGTGGGCGCGGCTCCTAGCCTACCGATTGTAGCATTTTGCTTCTGCTGAATAGCGAACTGACGCTGTTGCATATATCCTTGGATACGCTCTTGTAGTGCTTGGTCTTGCTGTGCCTTTTGCTGAATATCGGGCTGTTGTAACCATTGCTGAAATACTTGCAGTTTCATTTCGTGAGCATCGTTCTCGCGAACATTGGGCGGTACACCCGCCACTAGCTCGGCAATCAGTTGGCGTTCCTCTTCCATTGCTTTCTGAGACGCAGTCTCCCGTGGTAAAATTATCTTCTCTGCCGCACCGGGTAACACCTGACCGATTGCCATAGCAATGAGTTGCTCGGTATCGACCACGCCATTCTTGTCCATCGTACCTGTGATCTGACCAATCGTTTTTACCCGTTCGAGCATTTGCTCAGGGTCTTGAGTGGCTACATCAAACTGCATATAAAAATCGAACCTCTCGCCCGCTCTGCCCTTCGCATACTTCTGCATATCCTGTACGCCTGTTACGCGGAAGTATTCCTCATCGGGACCATACTGCTGATATAGACCATAAACTTGGTCCATCACATATTTCATATGGTGCAGTACGCGGTTAATGATGTTTTGCTGTTTGATCTGCCCCTCAACAGGATCAACTCCTGGAGCGTTGTTACCGAAGTAACGGTCAAACATCTCTTGCATTAAACGCCGAACCTCTACAGACCCGGCATCGAAACGCGGGGTATCCGCAAATCGTATCTCTCCAGGTGTGCGGTAAGGTACTCTTACCCCCGGCCCCCACTTTGTCGGCGCGCGGCCGAGCGGGTGTTCGAGCGGCGGGAGCGTGGAGAGGCTTTGCCTGTCGATGCTCGCGTCCGTTTCGACTTTGACGACTTGCTGGAACGCTTCCCCGACTTCCGGGACCGAGCGGGAGGCGTAGAGTCTTTTTGAAGTTTTCTCAAAAGTGGACACAACGAAAGGATATCCGCCATGCGCATAATCCATGAGAGTATGTTTCGCATATAAGTCAGGAACTTCATTACAAAATACGGTGCAGTAAATGCCAGGGATGTTGTCTTCATCCAATAAGCGTTGGTAGCAGTACACGATTCGGATGGTTTCATCATCATCGCGGAGGATCTCGTCCTCTAAACTTAGGTTGTTGGTATAGACATCGTTCTCGCCAATCGTGGCATTCTCGATTGCTTTATCTACAAACTCCTCATCCCATCCCTCGGAAGCAATCTTTGAGCGTAGTTGCTCAGGTGTCATATTTAGGACATGAAACACATAAGGAGCTTCTTGTGGGTCGATGGTGTAGTTTGGCCAAAAGATATCTTCGTCAGGAGCAAGTGCTTTGATGCGTGGGCGGTTGATTACCCTACGCACTACAGGCACGGTGGTTTCACCATCCTTGCGTAACTCCTTGAGCATGCCACGGGCTTTCTTTTTACTTACTCCAAATTGCTCGGAAATGGCGGCGGACAACTCCTCATCCATAGAACCGTCTTGTATCGCCTCGGCGATTTGCGGTAACGCCATTGCAATTTCGTCTAACTTGATCGCCTGTTGTTGCTTTTGGTCTTGGCTCTCGTAATAGACATAATGCACCATCATTCCCTTCTCAAAGAGATGATTCAGTCCGAGTTCCACTTGATCGTAGAAATCATCCATCTTGGTGTTAACCAACCAGCGTACAAACATGGATATCACATTTGCACGGGCAATATCGCTCGACTCCACGGGAGTTGCCACGATGTGTGCTTGGCGTACCGCGTTTAGCGACATAGCCACACACTTGTTTATTTGGTTATCCACCATACGGATCTCTTGATCCGAAGCCCCCACCCAAGGAAATACCTCTCCTGTCTCCGGGTTGGCAGAATATTTCTTAAAGTCATTGGACTTTCCCGCCCATATACAATTGCGTACATCATAGTCGCGTTGTCTGCGATCTATCCATTCGCCCAAGGATGACTGAGTTTCGCGGTATGTATCCCGCAAATAATTAATATCAGGTTCCTTGGATACGAACAAGAGTTCGGGATCAGAGGAGTTATGCATGCTTGTAGCAGATTGTAGTTGTTTGTGCTTGACCCGTCAATCTAATACCCACCGCCTCCTGTACATTGGAGACTGCCACTAGTAATGTGTTCTGCACCAGCTACTAGTAAATACCGAATACAATCGATCTGATCCTTGAAATGTTCCGCCCTACTCTGCCCACTATACTCCAAGAGTGAGGTAATTGTATTATCGCAATTGTCTGATATGTAGAGTTTTGGGCGATTACGGGGAGTCATAGGTTCGGAATCATCCCATGCTAATGCGTCATTTATCTTGGCAATACCCGCCTCGATATCCACGCCTGGAGCGGGACGAAACACAAAGTCGAGGTTTGCCATTTGGTTGATGATATTACTTTCGCCCTCCTTTGTCCGCACCGTGGCCGCTCCCATGCGGGGGTCCACAATACGCTCAAATATATCCTCGCCATCCTCCAAGTCCTCGAAGTGGTTGCGGTAATCCTCGTACCCCCAACCTAGTGGACGCTGGGCGGGACCAGGCTTACCCACACTCTTCCCTAATGCATTGACATGCGGTAATGCCCATTGACCCATCGTACTATCGGGGAACTCGCGGTATATGAATATCCGCCCATCCGGCATAACTGCCGCCCATATCGCCACCCACGGCTTGCTTCCGCCCGGATCGCACACGAAGTACCGCGTGCATGGTAAGGAAGGGTCGGCGATGAAGGGGATTTTTTCGTGCGGGATTACATTGGTTTCCCTGTTGAATTTCGGGAATCTCCCCTCCATCGCCTTGGATGGTATGCCGAACAAACGAGCGAGCTTAGTTTCGAGTGGCTGTCTCGAATAGGTGCGGATCAATTCCTGACCATCAATGAATGGCGAGTCCTCGGTCCAAAAGTAATAGATGCGGCAATCAGGCCAATTGTGGCATATCTGCTCAGTAGGTAACTCCCTGTCCATGATTTCGCTGTAGCGGGACTGCACCGTCTCTGCTCCCTTGAGTAAGCTATTGATCAGCGGTGTCCAACCTTGCAAAGTGGTAAAGGTGAGGATCAATCTTCCATGATAATCCACGGTACGACCAAGCAATGTATTGAAGATATTTTCGGGAACCTCCTCATCTAGGTGTATCGCATGGGCAGACCATCCCTCGAAAATCTGAGGGTCTGCCATATACTGCCGATAATTGTTAAAATATATCGTACTTCCACGCTCCGCACCCTCGGTGGTGGGCGGTAAGATCGCCTTCGCAGAATTAAATCCGTTCTTTTGATTGTACTGCAAGCTATGGTTCTCGCTCTTCTTCTTTGCCCGCTTGTAGCGTGCTGGTAAGTTTTGCCAAATATACTTCTGCGCATCCGTTATGCTTCGCTCCTCCGTAACATGCATCGAACGAATCTCAGCTTCGGGAATCGCTTGTGCCAAGTGTACCAGCATACGGGAAGCGAACATCGTTTTTGAGCTACGATTCCCGCCGAGTATCACATGGATCTTCGTATCCTTCCAATTCTCCATCACCCTACGCCAACCAGGCAATGTCCATC